AATAATGACATATAAGAAATCTAGGCAATATGTCAATGATCATTTAAAGAAAACAGAAAACCCAAGAATAATAAATCCAAAATAAAATGGAGGTAAACGGACTCGAACCGTTGACATCCTACTTGCAAAGCAGGCGCTCTACCAACTGAGCTATACCCCCAATAAAAAGGGTCGCTTTTTATGGCGACCCTGTGGCTCAAAAATAGCCTGAGTAATTTTTGCGCTATTTTTGAAACCAAAAGCTAATTTTCGCCAGAGAACTTTACTCCTTCACAATCAGGTTTAGAACAATAGTAACGACCTTCACCTTTATTTGGTGTTAGATAAGTCACACCGTCTGCCCATTCATCCATCGCTTCACGAACAAGGGCTTTCATCTCTCTCTTGGATCTATTATTCATTCCAGAGAAGCGATTGTCTATCCACTTCTTACCGTACCAGAATACAAATAGGACTGCTAATAAAGCAAATCCTTCACCCCAAGATAAATTCCAAGCCCATTCAAAAAATTTCCACATAACTAAGTTTTATAAGGTGGTTCTTCCTCTAATATAGAGTGTTTAAACTCTTCTGTATCAAAATATGATGTATAATTTAATTTACCTTCTCTTTCATCAAGTACCTCGTTAATAAGAATTTTCATCTCTTTAACGTACTCAGGAGTAAATAACCTGCGAGGCGTTAAAATCGCAGGTTTATAAGGTTGGGCTTTTATTGGCCCCTTATAATTTGGATCAGCAGGGGCGGACATCCCCTGCGTATCGATCTTACTCATTAGCCTTCAGCCAATTTGGAGAAGTAACTTAGAGCATCCTCCTCATCCGCATCAGTTTCAGTAGATGTTACTGGTGCAGCAGCGACTGGTTGTGGAACAACTTCCTCTTCTGCAACAGTTTCTGGATCTTGACGAGTTTTTGCAGCACCAAGACCTAGAACATAATCTAGACGCTTCTTCAAGTCATCATAAGACTTAAACTGATCGGGAGAAACTAACTCAGATAATGAATACTCTTTCTTCCATAAAGCTTCAAGAGCCTCATCATCATCTAAAAGTGCAGATGGAGCAGCAAACTCAGAACTATCATAGTTCCAGAAACCTGCAACCTTCTTAATTTTTAGTTTAAAGTTAGCACCCTGCCAAAAATCAAATGGATTGATCGCTTCCTCATCCTCAAATTCAGGTTGCATTGCTGCAGTAATCTTATCAAAGATTTTCTTACCATACCTGAAGAGAAAAACTTTACCCTCATTATCTGGATTTGCTGGATCTTTAACAACATAGATGTTACTGTAATAAGATAGCTTACGCTTCTGTTTACGAGCAACTTCTTTATCAGCATCAATTCCCGAATTCCATAACTGAGAGTTATACTCAGATACTGGGTCTTTAGAACCGAGAGTTGTCAAAGAGTTTTCTATATACCATCCACCAGAACCTTGAAAGGCGTGAGTGTATAGTTTTGCCCATGGCATATCTTCACCATCGACTGCAGGAAGAAAACGAATAACGGCATAACCGTTACCTGCTTTATCTACTTCTGGTTTCCAAAGGCGCTCATCTGCACCATTAGAACCTTTGTTCATTTTCTCAACTTGCTGCACTAATTTTGCAGTAAGGGAACCAAGGGAAGATTGTTTTTTAAGATTTGAAAAAGACATTTAAGATTTTTTCGGATTTTATTGGATTAGGGGTGGGAGGTTGGATTCCTGTATTACCAACAAGAGCGAGGCATTACTACAGTAAGTAAGAATTTCACTCTGCCTGAGACCCGACTGGTAAGTCGATTCTTCCGAAGAAGCAGCACCACCTGTGTCTCATCACCTTATCCAGCTATATGCCAGAAAGATTATTCAGTCACTCCCGTGTCAGATCCGTCGATCCAACACATGTATTATATATGTCTTATGCCCGACTGTCAAGCGCACGACGTAAATTAGTGATAGTTATCTTCATTTGATCAAATAACTGTTCCACTGTCATTCCTTGAGGCATTCCCATATCTTTAAGAGACATCCTCATCTTCTCTACTATTGCTTTAGCTTCAGGATCATCTGACAATTTCATCCTGACATACATTAATTGTTGTTTCTCAAAAAGTTCTTCTAAATCTTCTAGTCTCTCTTCTTCTTGCCAAAATTCTACAAAATTATTTTCCATCATCCCTTTCTGGATAACTTTCTGAAGTTCTTCAATATCATGAAGAGTATCCTGAACTTGTTCTGAATCAAAAAATTTACTCATTGCACTACTATCCTCTGTAGAATCTTCTTATAATTTTGTATTGTAACACTATTTAATAGGAAAGGTCTATACTTATTCATTTTAAGACTTACGGTTTCCCATACAAAATCATCCAATGTTTTATCAAGATTCTTTTTAAATTTTATGACAGCATCTAAAATAATTAAAGATTCTATAGATATATTCTTCTTTAAATGTTCCTTAACAACAGGAGGATGAGTACCACTCTTACATTCAAATAAACTATTAAACTCTTTACCTTCACAAAGACTTTGCATCTCCTGTTTAAAAATATATCCTAAACTCTGAACCTTCTTTTGCCAATCGGCATAATTCTTATCTCCACTTTCAATGATCTCTCCGATCCACATCTTCTGAGGATCGTCACACTGAGAGAAAATTGCTGTGAAGTAATCGACTATCTCACCATCTTTCTTTTGACGAGACATCTTCTCAAAGAAGTATCTGTCCTTTCTCTTATTAAAAGTTGACATGGAAACATTAGTCTTGCCTCCATATTTAAAGTAGTCAAACTTATCTTTTGTGAAATGATTTTTAAATGCTAAGTAAGTTCTATAGCAATCAAACCCAGTCATAAGGGCAGTTTTGCTCTTGAAGTTCTTTTCAAGAAGTTCAGTTCCGTAGCTTCCCATTTCAATTTCTCCTTAAGAGGTTTTGAAACAAGTTTAGGAACGGATTCAAGATCAATGGCATTTTTTTCACAATAATAAATGATAGCGTCAATATAACTCGTATTATCATTGGCGACAATACGTTCGATCTCCTGTGCAAAGCGTGCTGAACACAGAAACTTATCTTTTAGTGCTTTGTTTAGATCATCCATTAACCACCATTCGGTTTCCAACAAATTCTTTAACATATTTCACAAGCAATTTAATGTAGTCACTTTTGTTTCTTTTATCATATACATGAACATCACCTTCAGGTGTGACCATAATAGTGATAAGTTTTTCAACAGGAATTCCTGTTAATTCATAATACATACAAGCGTATGCAGTTTCTTGAACAAAGTATTGTTCAATCCACTTTTCTGGTTTGATTTTTTTAGATGTCTTGAAGTCAATGATAGCAAGTTCACCATCATATTCTGCAATACAATCTACTCTACCAGCTAAACCTAGATATTCAGAGTAAAGAGTACGTTCTATAGCATGTATCTTCCCTATCTTATCAAGATAAGGTTGACTTTTCTTAAACATAAACTGAGTTAATGGAAGATAATTGTCCCAATTTAACTCCCTATTTTCAAGATAGGCTTGTGCAGCCTCGTGATAATCTGTGCCTCTTTCCGTTGATTCTTTGGTTACTCTATTCGCTTCCTTTTCGCCTACCCTTTGTCTCCACTTACGAAATACTTCTCTGTTATAGAAACTGGTAACTGATGTGATAGAGGGAACCCAGTCACCATTGGGTAAATTATATAGGCGAATTCCATCAACCTCTTTTTTATCTAATTCAAGATCACCCAAGTGATTTTCAACAGTAAACATTATTTAAATAAAAAACTAAAAGGACACTTGCCAACTTTATTGGTTTGATCAAACAACTTGTGTTTATAACCTTTGGCATTTCTTCTTGCATATAAATCAGTTTCTACTGATTGTTTATATTCCTCAGAATATTCCTCCTGTTTAAGAATAATATCATCATCCAAGTTATTTGAATAAAAAGATATTCTAAAGAGGGGATCACCCTTCCTTATTATAACAGGTTTTTTCTCATTGACAATAGTAAATGCCACACTTAGAGTTCTTGACCAATTAGATAAGTTAAACCAAGCAGGAACGCCTACAATATTACTGTTCAATGATGTCATAGGGTGATCATTTTGTTCAATCCATACATCATCATCATGAGTCCAAAATAAAAATTTTGGAATGTATAATTGAAATACAGGTCTTGGAGAATTGATGTGTCTTTCATCAATATCAATAAACTGTATCATACTATTGTCCTGTATACTAAGAAGAGGACCATTTGAAGTCCTCTCAATAGAAAAAACAAGTTCAATAGGAGAATAACCTACAAAGGTTCTTTCATTTTTATGGGTGAAAGCAGGACATTGTTGATAAACATATCCCTTCTCAGTGATGTCCGAAGTTCTGAATAATTTAGATCCTAACTTATAAACATCAGCATAATGTATGGTTTTTGTCATTACATATTTAAAGCCATCTTCCGTATCAGATACTCTCTTACAAGACCAGAACGAACAATGTCATTAATATCAAACTCTACCATCTCAAATAATTCAGGTAGTTGTTGAATGATCTTCATGAAATCATGAATTCCATTCTTCTCATTCTGTTTAATAAGATCGGTTTGAGTAGCATCACCACAGAACATGATTTTAGAATCTTCACCTATCCTTGTTATTATACTATCAAGTTCATGAAAATTCAAGTTCTGACATTCATCTATCAAAACAATTGATCTATCAAGAGTAGTACCACGGATAAATGAAGTACTCCAAAACTTAATAGTCTCTTGTGCCTTCAAGTTTGCATAAAGCATCTCGAAGTCTGCATCAGTAGCCATCTCAAACATATATTTTACCATATGTTTGTAAGGAATCTGATAGAGAGATGATTTATCTTCATGATCTCCAGGCAGGAAACCAATCTCTCTCGTAGAAACCAAAGATCTAACTATAAAAACTCTATCATAAGGAGTAGTAGAGTCAAGTACATCCTTTAATGCTAGGTAAAGAGCAGCAAAAGTTTTACCTGTACCAGCACAACCATAGGCAAAAATATTTTTACCTTCGTTATAGGCATCAAATAATTTCTTTTGGTTATCTGTTATTGGTTCGATCTTATTAAGAAGATCTGTGTTAATGGGTTTCTTTCTTTTCATTTGCTTAGCGGTCAGGCCTGCACCGACAGGGCCATTTTTTTTCTTACTTGCCATTACTTATTAATCTTTGTTACACGAGAACCAGCAACCTTAGATGCTTGTCCTAGAACATCGTTCCAACTAGGGTTTCTAGTGATGAGTTTATCTCTCCACTCACCCACTTCTCCTAGTCCTGCAACACCTGCTTGCCAATCTTTATCCCAATCAGAATTCTCAGGATCATTTCTCCATTCATCATACTCTTTCATAGTCATGGATAGTTCCTTCTTCTCTTTAGTTTTTTGATTAATAACAGGATAGGTAGGCATGAGTTTAAGTAATGTAAATGTATTTAGACCCACTCAAGGGCTTTGGCAACTACAGGAAACTGTTCGTTGAATATAGATCTGACTCCTTCAGCAACATCCATATGTTCCTTCTGAGTTCCATGTGCAGAACGTAGATCAATATAATGTATCCATGATCTTACACTACCTGTCATATAAAGGCGAGTAGGAGTAGCGAGAGGAAGAACAAATCTTGCACATTCTTTAGCGACACCTGACTTTAACATACTTTGATATAACTTCATTGATGAATCAAATAATTTTTCCATTTCCAATTCAAAATCTTGAACTAGAAATTCATCTAAATCATCAGTAGAGTTCTGTCTATTCTTTGTATCTTGTCTTCTGAGTTTCGGTAGAGGAATCTTGTCACCCAACAAACTACTATCAGCATACCTCTGAGAGAACTCTTGGTATGTAAATGATCTGTGTCTTAATATCTGTGCTGCAAGGCCTCTCGTAGTATTTATTTCCACAGTCATAAATGCCTGTTCAAATACAGACCAGTGACCGTGTTTAATACAATAAGATAAAAGACCAGAGATCTTTTCATTCTCTTGATTGTTAGGGTTGCTGACACGAGCAACATATGCCATTAACTTTTCAGCATCAGGAGTAACACTTACTAATTCAACCGTCATCATCTTCGAATACCTCATCATAATCACTTGGGGAAGAGAATGCTTGTTCATCCTTATAGG